ATGTGGAATAAAAGACTCAACGACAAGTTTGAAAATAGATTAATTGGATACTGTCAGAATAAGAGAGTTCTTATTGTTGGCAATTCAATTTCTCTGTTTAATAAACCATACGGTGAGTTTATTGATAGCTTTGATGTGGTTGTTAGGATGGGTAAAGGATATCCGTGGCCTGAGTTTAAAGAACACTTAGGTGGCAAAACAGATGTGTGGGTTCTCTCTATATTGAGGGCCAATCACTATCCTGATTTTAAGGGAACACCATACCAAGTTTTAAATATATCTCAGATATCCGTATACGATTCAAAGAAAAGTACGACAACAATATCCAAACATTTTTACGAAGAAGACTTTGAGATATATAAAGATTACTTCGTGATGGGTGATATAAAGAAGACAAGAGCATTAATTAAAACTGCTTATGGTACTGTAGATATTAATCAGCGAGCATCTCAGGGTGCATTGACATTAGCATATTTTACAAATATCATCCGCTCCTATAAAGAGCTCCATGTAATTGGATTTGATTTCTTCGAAGGTAAAGTACAGTATGAGATGAATGGTGAGGTAAATGAAGTAAGTAGTTTTCATTTACCCGTTCCATCATTAAAGGGTAGCAACTCTAACCCTCATGCCGGAATGCTCGTAGAAGGTCATCCTGATAAACGATACATTCAAAGGTTACGGGATCAAGGGAAGATTATTTTCCACGAGATGGAGCCTCTTGTCAATACACCTGAGCTTCAGGATAAAGTTCAATTAATAATGAATAAATTTAGAAAGAGGGCAACCTTACTAAATGTTGAAACATCAGAATTCAAAGTGAGAGAAGAAAATGAAACTAGTGATTGAAAGAAATGAAACAAATAAGAATTCTAAAGGTGGTACAGAGCTTATGGCTGAAGGGCTTGAGCAGTATGTTGATAAGGAACTACTAAGTAAGTTTCAAATTATTCCTTCTAGAGTTAGGGAAATCAATCCAGATAAGATTCCAATCCTTTGGTTGCATGATCTACCTTGGGACCCTGAATCAGCCAAGCTAAAAGATCCAGAGTATAGAAAGCAATTTAAAAAGATTGTTTTTGTGTCTCATTGGCAGCAGCAAATGTACAACACTGTCCTTGGTGTACCATACTCAGAAGGTGTAGTAATCAAGAATGCAATCAACCCTATTCCAATGGATATGATTGATAAGTCGCCTCTAGATGAATCTGATATCAGACACAATAAGATTAGACTAATCTACCACCCAACACCTCACCGCGGCCTAGAGATTCTAGTACCAGTGTTTAAAGAGATGCTGAAGTATCATCCTGATATTCATCTAGACGTATTCTCGAGCTTTAAGCTATATGGTTGGGCTGAAAGAGATGCTCCATATCAGGAGCTCTTTAAAGAGATTCAGGAACATCCAAGCATGACCTATCACGGTTCTGTCACCCAGGATGAACTCAGAACGGCTATTGGTAAAGCCCATATCTTTGCCTACCCATCTATTTGGCAAGAGACAAGCTGCCTATGTGCTCTAGAGGCGATGTCTGCTCAATGCTTAACTGTAACATCTTCTCTTGCTGCATTGCCTGAGACCTGTGCTAATTACGCCTTAATGTATAACTATACGGAAGATGTTAATAGCCATGCTAATATGTTCTTTAAAATCTTATATCATGCAATTGATGTAGTTAAGAAGAATTCTGTTGACAACTATCTAAAGGCCCAGAAGGAATACTTTGATAGAAATTATGATTGGAACTTGAGGAAAGATGAATGGACATTCCTGCTAAATTCTCTTCTATAACACCAAACGTTGAAGACCTACTAGATAACTTTGCTTGGAGGAAGCATCCACTTCTTCCAGAGCTAGAATTCTTTTGCCTCAAACAAAAGGACGATGGCGTTAAGAAACAGCTCCAGGATGCACATCACTCATGGCAATGGCCCTACCTTTGGGAATGTGGTGTTGCCCTTGGTAGATGGATTCTCGACAATCCAAGTATTGTTAAGGATAAGGTTGTCTACGATATTGGGACAGGTCAGGGTACTGGCGCCATTGCTGCTAAGAGAGCAGGAGCCAAGATTTCAATTGGTATAGATTGTTGTGTGTATAGTGATTTTACTATTGCTGTTAATAGTAATCGTAATAATGAAATTGTAACAGCATACATTAAAGATTTGTTCAAAGCTAAGATTGCGGAGCAGTCTGTTGTCTTTGCATCCGATCTTATCTATGGCCAGCAGACGAGTGACGACCTCTTAAACTACCTAGCCGACCTAGGTCAGACCTCAACCGTCATCCTTGCTCAGTCAGGTCGTCAGAATCCACCATATGAAATCAAGCATGAAGCATTCCACCATGTTATGGATTATAATGTTCCATGCTTTACGCCCGGTCTAGAAGTCGTGGATTCCATGCCAGTTTCCCTATGGACTTGTAACCCCTTGATTCTTAAGGACTTGTAACTTATTGATTCTACAGGGATTTTTAAAACACGTGTAACTCCTTGATTCTAAAGGACCACTTGCTGTTGCATCTATTGACCAACAGTGTATAATGGACGGCATGGAAAGCAAACAACAAGTACGAATTGGTGACGTCGTCAAGTCTCTTGACTTCGTTGGTATTAACGACTGCTACTACATCGGTCTCGTGACCGGAATTCTCAACGACGGTCGGTTCAAGGCTAAGGCAATCAAGCGTGTGTGGAAGGGCGAGGCTGATAAGCGTCCTCTTGCTGACGAGTTCTTCGCTCCGCTCCCTGGCCACGATTTCTTCGACGACATGGCTGAATGGAAGGATGCTGCTCCTCGCATCCAGGTGCTTGCCTAGTAAGAACATATGAAAATGACTAAAATAGTATACAATGCTTGTTATGGTGGGTTTGGTCTGTCGAATAGGGCTGTGAGGCGTTATTGTGAGATCAAAGGTATCGCTGAAGAAACTATCTATCACCGAGATATCGAAAGAACTGACCCTGTGTTGGTGCAGGTCGTAGAGGAACTCGGGGATAAGGCTAACGGTGATTGTGCGGAGTTGCGTATTGCAGAATTGTCTGCTGGCACTCTATATCGCATCGATGAGTATGATGGAGTAGAGCAAGTGTGTACGCAGGATGATTATGCATGGAGTGTAGCGTAAAAATGAACTACGACCAATGGGATTTAGCAGGGCTCCATATTCGCGGTCAGTACCTTGACTTTGACGTTAGCGGTATTGTTGAATCAAGTCGTGTTGCGTATGGTGGTAATGTCAAACATACTATTGTGCTTGATAAGCCACTAAATGTCTACGGTGCTATTAGAGACCGTGTGATTGTTAACCATGAATTTGTTGATGAGGTTTTCAGCAATGTCTGATATCAATAAAGAAGATGTGTTTATGTTTCTGGATGATCTTCGCGAGTCTGGTGCAACCAATATGTTTGGCGCTGCCCCATACATTGAGGAAGCGTTTGACGTTAACCGTAAGGATGCGCGTGCACTTCTCCTAGAGTGGATGTCAACATATAGTGATCGCCACGCTTAATTAACATGCAGATTCCGTCTATAGGTTCTCTCGTTAAGGTTACTACTCGGTATCCGAGTAATGTTGCCGGTCGAGAATGGGATGACAGGACTCATACTGGCAGAGTCGTACCAATTCCGTTATATTGGAAGGATGAGGTCGGTAATACCTTCGCTGTAGAAACTGGCCGCTCCTATCATCCCATCTCCCTTATCTATACTCAGAGGGTCATTGACCTTCAGATTCTAGAAGGGCAGGCTCTGAACAAGACTGAGTTTAGCAAATTGCTAACTATTAAATGCACTGTTGCCGGCAGTAAGGGTAACGTGTATAATGTCATGTCCAAGGGTGGGAAGTGGTCCTGCACTTGTACAGGTTTCGAATTCCGTAATCAGTGTAAACACATAGCACAGGTAAAAAGTAAGATTTATGGCAAAGCAGCGTAACGATTCTCTTGCTCGAGCACTCGGCCAAGAACCGACGTTTACTGAACCTACCAAGTTGAACCTCATCGAGGCTCTTAACTGGTACAACTACAACAGCGATGATGGCAACTATAAGATTTGGTTGCGGCAGTTCCTCGCCCAGCAGAAGTCATTCTCTAAGAG